CTCAGGAAATAACAGCAGACCAGCTCCGCGCAAACGGAGTAAGTGATGCCAGCCTCCAGGTTATTGATTATTTCGGTGCTGATGCCCCCGCTGTTCTTAATACCTACGCTTGTAACATTGAGGATGCTCTTATCCAAACCAATGAGCAGCTCATCCAAGCAGTGAACCTGCTCCAAGAACTGTCTCAGGAGCATCGCGCTTATGAGACCATCCTGACTGATCCTGATGTTCTGGCCGACTACACTTGTGAGTTCTTCGGTGAAAACGGTCCTTACCCCGTTCCCGATGACGCTCCTGTCTACGGTCAGCAAGTGGGTCAACAGTTTGTGCGTCCTGCTGGCGCCCCTATGGCCCCTCAGCGGCCTGAAATGCCTGCTCCCCCGCAGCCCCAGGCTCAAGGCAACCCCGGCGATTTCTGGAACAGCTTCGGCTCCCTGGCAGAGCGCGATCCTGCAAACGCATGGCGCTATCTGAACCAAGCTTCGGCTAACCCTGAAGTGTTCCGTCAGAAGCTTCTGGTGATGGAGTGATACTCGGAAACCGAGTAAACGCCGTTTATTAGGAAATTAACTAAACGTAGAATAAGGGGTAGCAAAGGCTGCCCCTTTTTTATTTATTAATATGGCTATTCGTGATAAAGTCGCAATGCTTGTTTCGCAGCTTAGCCCAGTGATGCAGGCTGCCGGAGCAAATGTTGCAGGCATGGGGGCCAACGCTCTTCAAGAAGGAGCAAACGTGCTAGCCGGTGCAGGAGATGCAGCTTTTAGGCAGGGTGGTGTAATGGGTAACGTGCAACCACCACTATTAAGCGCCTCGAATATGTTGCGTTCCGGCAGTTTAAACCTTCTCGACATGGGACCGGGCGGACGAACAGCACTCGGATACGGTGCATTGGGAGCAGGGACTCTTGCTGCTGGCGCAACTGCTGGGGCTGTAGCTATTCAAGCAAAGAAGAAAAGAGCACGCCTTGCTGGTCAAGACTTGGGCGCACAACTTGGTGTTCAGATGCCAGGTCTTGTCTTGATCAATTAAGTTTAGAATAGTAAACAAAGAGCATAGCTCCTTTTTAATTAAGGTTATAAACATGGCAGGAAAAGCTAACGTTGGCGCCAGAGCCTCTCAGTTTCTTTCGCAGATCGGAACTGCAGGTGGACCTGTCGGTGCAATGACAGCGCCTAACCTTGTTGCTTATGGTGCGGGTAATCTTCAAGCACAAGTAGCTGCTGGAAATACCGACGAGTATTTTAGGCAACGTGGGGCTGGGTCAACTGCCGTAGTTGGTACCCCTCACAGTCAATCTGTACCCATGGCTGCCAACCTGTCCGATGGGTATCTGATGCTGAACCAACAGGGCTCTCCTCTTCCCATGCACGGCTTGATGGGTGCACACAACGCCAAAGCCGCGCAGATTACGCAAGACAGCATGCTCACAATGGACCAGCGCATGCTGACCGGCATGATGCCTTTTACCGGCCAACTACCAATTGGTAATGCTGTTGCCGCTGCTCAACAACTGGGTGCAAAAGCAGCACAACAACGTGCTCGGAACTAATCATGAATTCATCTAAAGCAAAACAAGCTAAATCCAAGGCCAAGGCTCGGACAAAGCAAAAAACAGCAGATACTGCGCAACAAGCTGCTCAGATGGCAGCCCTGCAGCAGCAGCAAATGGCTGCACAGGGTTTGACGCCTGAGATTCAAGCCCAACAGATTGCAATGCAGGACAGGACCTCAACCGTAAACCCTTATCACCGCATGGGTCCGATGCCGAACAACTATTACAACCCCGGCAACGTCATCGGCGGTGGATATGGTCCCCAAGGTTAATAACGGCAATAAGTAAGTTTCTGCTATAATTTTATTAATGGGACGGAAGTTCCAGGCCAGTAATGGCACGAACCTTGAAAATTGAATAAATTTTCCAGATTTTTGGTTCATTACTACCATGGATCTTTCCAGATCCTGGTATCAGCTAAACCCTTACGCTGAATTACCAACATGTTTATTGATAAGTAATGTTGTCACCTTGGCGAGCAATCGTTGAGTGAAAACCGGATGAATTCAGGGAAACCCTAACGTTAAGACGAGGGCAATCCTGAGCCAAGCCAACCAAGTTCGTGGTTGGAAGGTGCAGAGACTAGGCGGTGAATGACGCTTCATTCGTAATACGCCATTAGCGTCCGGCACCCCACTGGGGTGAAGAGATAGTCCACCCCTTCAAGAAATTGAAGATTAGGAGAACGACTTTCCCAAGCTGTTGGGTGCGGAGCTGTACCGCCCTCATCCAGCCTACATCGTCGAAATGGCCGCAGAACCTGTGGTTGTTCACGATTTTACAAAACAGCCTGGACAAACTGTCCAGCTTGACCGTTAAACGATAGCGGTCATTAAATCCTGTGAATTGCTGGAAACCCTTCAACATGGTAACATGACAGGGCAATCAGCAGCCAAGCCAATCAGAAATGGTTGGAAGGTCCAACGACTACCTTTGGTCACTTGGAAAACCTCTCTTTTACAAAAGCCTGTACTTTAGGGGACGGTTGTTTAGGCCGCCCCAAAAACAAACAGACTTGTTACATCTCTTTTACACATTCAGAAAAGCAAAAATTTTTTCTTGAGTGGAAATTAAAAAAGATTAACAAAGAACTGGGCACTAACGGCTCAGTAAATTCTAGAGAGGGGTTTGATAAACGAACAGGCAAGTATTACCAAAGCTGTCAAGCTATGGTGACTAGCAAAAAGCTTTTATCCTTTAGGGAAGAGCTTTATCCTTCTGGTAAAAAACAAATCTCTAAAAAATATTTAGATGATTTGGAGTTAGAAGCGTTAGCCGTGTTTTGGATGGACGATGGTTGCGTTGTAAGTTCAAATAATGTTGGACTTTTGGCAACATATTGTGACATTGAACAGGCTACGACAATTGCTCAGTGGATACACGATTTAACCGAAGTTAACCCAAAACTTTATTTAGATCGTGGGCTATACCGGTTAAGGATTACGCGAAGCGAAATGCCGAAATTTATCTATACCATAAAGCCACACATGCTTTCTGGTTTTTCCTATAAAGTGTCCCTGCAATTTAAAAACAAAACTAAAAGTTCTGTTCTATACGCAGCGAGTCTGAACCTCCAATTTGTGGAGGAAGACAATAAGAAGGCACGAGCGCAGGACAAATGATTAAAAGTCATTTGATGATATAGTCTGACCTTACGGGATGACAAACCGTAAGAATCAAAGGATAAAGAGCCTTTGAGATAACACTTGTACCGTTTCTGGGGCAACCCCGGTACCAAGACCAGCCGCGAGCGTACCCAGGATCAAACCATCGGTACTGCAAGCAGCCGGGCTATTGTCAAGGACAAGGTTCTGGTGTCTCTTCGTGAGTACACCGGCCCTGCAGACCCGAGCAACGCTAACGCTCCGAGCACCTTCAAGATTGCTCGTGAGACTCTGATGACGGCTCAGCGTCTGCTGCTGGACACCGGGAACCTTAACATGTTCCACCAGTCCATTGGTTCGCTGACCCTGCTTGACGACTATCGTCGCTGGCGTGACCGGGTGTTCCTGGACGAAATGGCCAAATCGGAAACCCGTGGTCAGTCCGGCGATACTCAAGGTGGTTACTACTACCCCAACGGTCACACTCGCACCTCCGGTGTTGTTTCTACTTATACCGCCACCGAATTTGCTTCGGAGCGTTATAAGTTCAACGTTAAGACCGACCTTCTGGAAGTGGTTCGTCAGCTTCGCAAGCGCAACGTTCCCGTGTTCCAAGACGGTTACTACCGTTGTATCGCTGACCCCACGTTCATGCGCGACCTTCGTGCTGACCAGGGCTTCCGCGAAGTTGCGCGTTACCCCGGCATGGGCCAAGGCAACCCTCTGATGGGCGCTGGCGGTCCTAACCAAGCAATCTACGGTGGCGGTCAGTACGGCCAAGCCATGTTCGTTGCTGGCGAGCCCGTGATGCCGACCGGTTTTGTGTTTGAAGGTGTCCGTTTCTTCGAGTCCACCAACTTTGCTAACAAAACTGCAACTGTTGACCTTGGTGGCGGCGGTGGTTCCTTAACTACCAACACTCCCCCTGGTCTGTTCTTCGGTCCTCAGGCAGTTGGCGTCGGTATTGGCGGTCCCAATGCTCAGGTTCTTATTAACAACAACGACGATTTCAGCCGCTTTATCATTCTGATTTGGCAACTGTACGCCGGTTTTGCTAACCTGAACAAGGACTTCATTACCTCTGCTTTCACCATCGCTCCTTGAGGTAACTAACAATGGCACTTTATAAAACTGGTGCTGGTGACATTCTCCAGCCTGGTGCTCAGATTAACCGCCTTTCCTCCTTCAACTCTGAAGCTGTTTACGGTTGGCCCGGTATTGCTGCTTATGAACTGATTGCCTATGTGCCAGTCAGTAACGCAAGTGGCGCCGCCGCTAACTTCAAAAGCCTAGATCTGATCATCCCTTCCCCCGACCGTCGCACTGACGACCGTGTTCGTGACGACAGGACATCCCTAGTTGTTCCCGGCTCTTCGGCGGCTCCTTCCTATGTGTATGGCGCTTCTATCTCCATCGCAAGGGATCTCCCCGCAGGCACAGTAGCTGATCCGGCCCCCGGCTTCCCTGCCACTCCGGTGACTGCTGATCTAAGGACCACCAACGCTTCAGATATTCTGATTCTCGGCCCCACCTCCAGTGGTGCTCCTGTCGGTATTCCTGCTACGCAGGCTACTGGCGTGAACATTGCTAGTGCGTGGCTCACCGCTTCGAGTAACGTAATTGCTCAAGGCGCAGGTGCCACCTCTGGCGGTGGTACTACCGGCGGCTTCTTGCCTTTTGTTAGCTCAGTGACTGGTACCATTGCCAACACTGACTTTGCTAACTCGATGATGTACAGGCTGACTGCAGCGACGACCTTCCGCGTCTCTACAGTTACGGCCCTCACCTCCGTCACCGCAACTGGTGGTGGTGTGTTCATCTCCGACGCTGATATTGCAGCCGGCAAGAAAGCTTACATTCTTGCTCGTATCAATTACCTCCAGGCGGAACCCGCTGTGTCTTGGAACGAAATCCAAGGCTTCATCGACTTTGCTTCCCAAGTGGGCGGCGACGACAGCTGATCCATTTCTGGAGTCAACAATTAAGCGGGTCCCAGTGGCCCGCTTTTTT